ATAATTTCAGCACATCTATGGGTGCTATTGGTGGTAATGGTGCTTCCAATGTTCAATTTGTTACAGCTTCAGATGAAAGATTAAAAGAAAACATAAAACCAATTACAGGAGCGTTAGATAAAGTATTAGCACTAAATCCAGTTTCATTTGATTGGAAACAGAATGGTGAACATATTAAAGCTGGCTTTATAGCACAAGAAGTTGAAAAAGTTTTACCTGAATATACTGCTACTGAAGAAGATGAAATGAAAACAAAAAGTCTTACAGGTGGTATGACAGCAGGGTATATATCTGTGCTTACTAAAGCCGTACAAGAACAACAAGAGCAAATAGAAACACTAAAAGCAGAGATAAAAGAACTTAAGGAGAATAAATAATGGCATTACAAAAAGTAGTATCAGGAGTAATAGGAGATAATTCAGTTGGTATAACACAGCTTAATGTTTCTGATGGAAGTAACGGTCAAGCACTTACAACTAATGGTTCAGGCACTTTATCTTTTTCTACAATTTCAAGTGGACTAGCAACAAGTGGTGGAACATTGACTGGTAATTTAACAATGGGTGGTATGATATTAAAACCCTCAGCTGATGGTGGTAGCATAGGACTAAATAGAAATCCAGACAATGGAAATCATGTTGGCGATTCAAGTTTAAGAAGATTCCAATTAAATGGACCAGATAGCACTGGTGGAGATTTTATACAGATACAAAGCTATAACAGTTCTGGTACTCATCAAGGAAATGTAAACATTCAAGATGGCAATATTGGAATTGGAGTTACACCAGATGAACTTTTAGTTGTTGAAGGTGATATAAAAATTAGAAGCACTAACAAATTACATTTTACAAATACTTCTGACCAAACATCTATTCATGCACCTGCTAGTAATACAATAGCAATCAGCACCAATAGTTCAGAAAGACTGCGTATTGATAGTTCAGGTGTCCTTATGGTTGGTACAACAGACAGTACTACCTTAGGTAGTCCAGAAAAATATATGGTAGTTGGATCAACAACAAACAATGACCAAGTATCTTACACACTAAATGTTATAGAAGGTACTAATAACAGAAGAACATCATTCTTTTTAGATGATAATGATGGTACTTATGGAATTAAAGCAACTGCTTCAACAGGTGTTCCTGAATTTATAATAAAACAAGGTGGCACTGAAGCAATGCGTATTGATTCTAGTCGCGACCTAACAGTAGGAACTTCATCTTTAGGTTTTCATTTTGATGTAAGTACACAAACATTCTCAACTAATTTTGGAACTGGTGGTAATCTAACTTTAGCTGTTACAAACAGTTCTGGTACAGGAGTTGGTGGAGAAATATTTTTAGGTGGAAGTACAAGAGGTGATACTTTAAAAAATAATATTGTATTTAGAAATGCATCAAGTTCAGAAAAAATGCGCATGACTGAAAATGGCTCTTTTAATATTGGTACTGGAGGTGGTGAAGCTAACGGTTCTACTGGTGGTTGTAGTTTTAGTGCTGACACTTCTGACAGAAGAAATTTTATTTGTGCAACAACTGGGACAGGCACTTTAGAACTTATAGAATTTAGAAATCCAAATGGTACTGTTGGAGATATTAAAGTAAGTGGTACATCAACATCTTATAGCACATCTTCTGACTACAGACTTAAAGAAAATGTAAAGTATGATTGGGACGCTACAAGTAGATTAAAACAACTTAAACCTGCTAGGTTTAATTTTAAAGCTGATGCAGATACAACGCTTGATGGATTTATAGCACATGAAGTACAAGACATAGTTCCTGAAGCAATATCAGGTAAAAAAGATGGAGAAAAAATGCAAGGTATAGACCAAAGCAAACTCGTACCTCTTTTAACTAAAGCCATACAAGAACAACAAACAATAATTGAAGATTTAAAATCAAGAATAGAAACATTAGAAGGGTAATATATGTCAAATACAAAAGTTAGCAGTGAACAGATTATTGATGATGTAGCATTAGGCGGCAATCCAACAACTACTACACAATCTGCAGGTAATAACACAACAAGAGTTGCCACAACAGCTTTTGTTACGACCGCAGTTTCAGATCTCGTAGATTCTGCACCTAGTAACTTAAATACTTTAAATGAGTTAGCTGCTGCTATGAATGACAATGCGTCTTTCTTTAGCACTGTCTTACCGCTTTCTGGTGGCACTATGACAGGCAATCTTACTGTTAATGCTATCGTGGATGCAGATAATTTTCAGATAAATGGTGGTCAAGGTTCAGATGGTCAAGTAATGACATCAACAGGAAGTGGTGTCGCATGGGAAGACATATCAGGTGGACCAACACATATACAAGAAGGAAGTAATTTTACTGACAGTATTTTAATTAGTCCAAATGCTAGTACAGGTACTCTATCAAGTGCTACTAATAATACAGGATTAGGTGACAGTGTTTTTGCAGCATTAACAAGTGGCATAAATAATGTTGGCATAGGTGCTGATTCTTTAAAAGCATTAACGACAGGTGGTAGTAATGTAGGGATAGGCTTTGCTGCATTAGAAGCTAATACTGAGGCCTCAAACAATACTGCAGTCGGATTTACAGCTTTATTAGCAAACACTGGTGCAGATGGTAGAAATAATACCGCAGTAGGGTCTGCTGCTATGGACGCAAATACATCTGGAAAAAATAATGTCGCAGTTGGACATGATGCACTTGGTGCTAATACTACCGCAGATAACAACACAGCGATTGGTAAAGATGCAATGTTATTAAACACTACAGGCTATGACAATGTCGCAGTAGGAAGGAACTCACTTGATGCTAATACAACTGGATATTCAAATGTTGCTGTTGGAGAGAGTTCACTAACATCTAATACAACTGGATATAGAAACACATCAATTGGTCAAAATGCTATGGCAACTTGCACTGAAGGTTTAGAAAATACAGCAGTAGGACAAAATGCACTGAATGACTTAACGACAGGGGATTACAATGTTGCTGTTGGTCAAAATTCTTTAGCAACAGCTACTACTGGTTATAGTAATGTTTGTGTTGGAGTCAATTCAGGCGATGCTATTACAACTGCAAATTCTAATACTTGTATTGGTAACAATGCAGGAAGTGCAATTGATGTAGGTCAAGGTAATACCTGTATAGGTGCAAATGCAGGGGATGGACTGAATGGCTCTAATGGTAAATGGAATACTGCTGTAGGTTTTGGTGCTTTAAGTGCATCAACTGCAACTTTTCAATCAACAGCAGTAGGACAGGGTTGTTTAAGTGTAAATTCTGCACATGGTAATACTGGTGTAGGTGCAAAGTGTCTTGAAGATAATACAAGTGGTAGTGGTAATAATGGATTTGGTTATTTTGCCTTAAATAAATGTACGACTGGTGACAGTAATTGTGCTTTTGGAAATGATGCTCTAGGCGATGTAACAACGGGAGATCAAAATACTGGTATGGGTGGTAGTGCTGCTAATCAAATAACTACAGGCAGTAATAATGCAGCATTTGGTTTTGACGCTTTGACTCGTTGTACAACAGGAAGTGCTAACGCGTGTGTAGGTAAAGATGCAGGAGAAAATATAACTTCTGGTTCTAATAATGTATGTATTGGTAAAAAAGCAGGCACTAATATTACACAAGGCGATAATAATATTTGTATAGGTGATACTACATCAACATCAGGTGAAGCAGTAGCTAATTGTATAACAATAGGCGATTCTATAGCAGCAGCAGCATCTAGTACTTTTAGTTTTGGTAAGGCAAGTAATGTTGTATCAAATACATTTACATCAAATGCTACCTTTACAAGAAGTTCTGATCTCCATAAAAAAACTAATATAGAAGATACAGACTTAGGTCTAAGTTTTATAAATGAGTTAAGACCTGTAACTTTCAATTGGAAACCTAATACTGAATTTCCAGAACATTACAAAGATTATTCAGAAACAGAAAATCACATGGACACAGAAACAAATCTGTATGGAATGATTGCACAAGATGTAGAAAAAGCATTAGAGAAAGTAGGACACAAAAATTTTGGTGGTTGGTCAAAATCAGAAGATGGCTCACAACAACTTGCACAAGCTATGTTTATATATCCGCTAATAAACGCAGTCAAAGAATTATCAGCACAAGTTGAAGAATTAAAAGCAAAATTAGAAGATTAGTGATAGACTAGTACTTTTATAAGGAGAAAATATGGCAGAAGCTAATAAAGACGAAAGAACTTTAATACTTAAATCAGCAGATGGAGAAGATGTTTCTTACGCTGTTGAAGATATGTCTGATGAGGCAAAAGTCCTTTATAACAAAATACAAATTCTCGCAACAGAATCGCAAAACATAAAAGCGAATGCAGAGTTTGCTATGGAGAAAAATGATATTTTGCAGAAGCATTATCTAGAGGCTATAACGCCCCTTCTAAATTCAGATGAAGAAGAAGAATCTGATAAGGAAGAAAATGAAGATGACGGAGATAAAAAACCAAACTGATACTAGCAAACTTGAACTGCATGAACAAATTTGCGCGCTTAGATATGAAAACATAGAAAGGCGTATGGAATCAGGCTCCAAGAGATTTATTCGTATGGAGCAACAAATCTGGGGTTTATATGCTCTGATTATTGCTGCACAAATTATAGGAGCATTTTACTAATGGCAGGCATACAAATCACTACAGCTCCAACACAAGAGCCAGTATCACTACAAGAAGTAAAAGAATATCTTAGAGTTGAAGATAGTACAGATGAAAGGATATTGAGGCCTTTTATTGAAACAGCAAGAAGGTTTGCAGAAGAACACACTGGGAGATCTTTAATGACTCAGACTGTTTCATTCTTTACAGACGCTTATGATGAACTAGCAGACCCTTTATTTGAAGGCTTTCGTACTGGTCCATATCTAAACTATTACAAGAACTATATAAACTTGCCGACCGCACCAGTTGTAAGTGTTTCAAGTGTATCTACATTTGCAGATGATGATACAGAAACGACTATGGCTGCAAGTAAGTATTATGTTGACAATGTAAGAGAACCCGCAAGAATTGTTTTAAGAAATGGAGAAACTTTTCCAACAGCGCTTAGAGTTGCAAACGCAATCAAAGTTGTTTTTGTTGCAGGTTATAGTTCTGCATTTACAGTACCAGAGCCAATAAGAATGGGAATGTTACAACATATTGCATATCTGTATGAACACAGAGGAGATATGTATGAAGCACAAAGACCTCTGCCTTCTGTAATACGAACACTTTACGCACCATATGTAATACATAGAGGTTTAGCATCATCTGTTAATCTTGCTATAGGCTAATGGCAACTACTATTGGCAAAATGCGCTACCCAGTTCAGCTGCAGTCTGCCACAAGAACTACAGACGCAGGCGGTGGAAGTGCAGAATCTTGGTCAACAGTTGCAACAATTTACGCCGATATTAAGCCACTCAATGCAGAAGAAAGCTATAGGCAAGGGGTGATACAAGAAAGCGTAACACACGAGATATATGTGCGTTTCAGGGCAGGTTTAAGCACAAGCAACAGACTTGTTTATGAATCACGCGTATTTAACATCAAAGGCGTACTTAATATTGATGAAAGAGATAGATATTTAAAATTAACTTGTAAAGAGGGTGTTGCAGTCTAATGAGCCAGATAAGTTTAAAAATATCAAATCTAAGAGCTTTTAATAAAAAATTAAATCGTACTTTAAATAAAGAGGTTGTACATGGTGCAAAAGGTAGAATGCAAAGCAGCGTACAACTTGTAAGAAAAACTGCAGTAGAAAGTATACAAAGAGGTGTTAAAACTGGAGAAACATACAAAAAATATAATCCTAAAAGAACACATACAGCAAGTGCTGCAGGTCAGCCGCCCGCAACAGATACGGGTTTTTTAGTGCAGAACATTACAACAGATGTAAGATCTCAAGGTACAAAGGTAATTGGAGAAATAATAGCGTCAACGCCATATGCAAAAGCATTGGAGTTTGGAACAAGAAAAATGGCAGCCAGACCTTATCTAAATCCTGCTCTGCGCAAAAATAAAAAGAAAATACAAAGAAAATTTAGGAATTCATACTTCAAATGAGCATTGGTCAATTTGCATTACAATCTGCTATCTACAGTACTTTGAACAGTGATAGCAACTTAACAAGCACACTTGGTGCAGGTGTCTTTGATGATGTTACAGAAGGTACAGATACACCATTTGTTACTATTGGCGAAGATACTGCGTCTGAGTATGACACAAAAGATTTAGACGGCGCTGAAACTACAATAAATATTGATGTGTGGTCTGAATACAAAGGCTCAAAAGAATGTAAACAAATTATGGACAGAATACATGATTTGTTGCATGATAGTAATATTAGTGTAACTGGCTTTAATCTAGTAAACCTAAGATTTGAGTTTAGTGATATAATTAGGGACCCAGATGGAGTTACCAGACATGGAGTCATGCGATTTCGTGCAGTAATATTAGGAACTTCATAAAGGAGAAATTATGGCAGCACAAAAAGGCTCAGCAGTATTAATAAAACAAACTATTAGTGGTACTGCAACAACGATAGGTGGGTTGAGATCATCTTCTATTGTCATCAATGATGAAATGGTTGATGTAACCAACAAAGATAGCTCTAACAACAGAACACTCTTACCTCAAGGCGGAGTTTTCTCAATGACTATATCTGGTAGTGGTGTGTTTACTGATTCAACAGCAGAACAAACATTTAGGTCTGCAGCTTTAAACGCGTCAACTTTCCAAACCTTTACTTTTGTAATACCTGACTTAGGAACTTATAGCGGAACATTCCAAGTTACTAGTCTTGAGTATGCAGGTGAATATAACGGAGAAGCTACTTATAGTTTTACTCTTGAATCATCTGGCGCAGTTACATTCGCATCAGCGTAGAGTAAATTATGGCTTGGAAAGAAGTTACTGTTAAAAATGGCAAAGATAAGATTGATGCTTTTTTAAAAGGAGATCAACTTAACTTACCCAATAAATTAGGTAAAGACCAACAGCAAGTTACTGTTGATGGCAAAACCTATAAGGTGTTATCTCAAGTTATAGATACAAGAGATGATGTAATTACTTATACATTAGAACTTGCAGGCGCAAGTCCAAAGGAGAAAGGAGAAGCAAATGCCGAATCCAATGAAGGGGGAATTTGACCTAGTACTAGGCAAAGAAGTTTATAAGTGCAGATTAAATATTGACGCGCTTATCAAAGTTGAAACAGAGTTAGGTAAAGGAATCATTCAACTCGCTACTGAGATCTCACAAGCGAAGATAACCTTGTTTGAAATAACTACTGTTTTATATTACGCAGTTCGGGGTGGCGGCAAAGATGTTACCAAAAAAGACATTAATAATATTGTAGCCACTCATGGAATCATTACAGTTTGTACAGAAGTTGCAAAACTGTTAGTAGCAACACTCAGTGATGCAGAGGCAGACTCAGAGGGAAAGCAGCAAGCGGAAGAGTAGAAGAAATGGCTTGGGCAGCATACGCAGAGATTTGTCTAGGTATGATGCTAATGCGTCCTAAAGATTTTTGGGATATGTCTTTACAAGAGATGTACAGAGCAACATCTGGTTTTAAAAGTTTCCACACTTCCGCAGACAACGAAGCACCATTACAAAAAGATGAACTTGAAAAACTTATGGAGTTAAACCCAGACTAATGGCAAAAACAATTGATGAGTTAGTAGTAAAGATTAAGGCAGATATGTCTGATTTGCAGCGAGAGCTCAAACAAATTGATGGCAAAATCAGAGTATCAACAGCAGCAGGCGGTGCAGCTTTTGCAGGTCTTGGCGCTGCTGTTACTAAAATAAAAGGACCATTAATAGGTGTTGCAGCAGGTGTAGTTGCCGTTGGTGCAGGTGTTGGTGTAATAGCCCGTGTTGGTTCTGGATTTGAAGATTTAAAAGATTCTCTTGATACAGTTTTTGGAAGTATAAAAGCAGGAGATGAAGCAATGAACAGAGTGTTTGAGTTTGCTCAGACAACTCCTTTTCAAATTGAGGACGCAACAAAAGCATTCATAGCTTTAAAATCTGCAGGCATAGAGCCTAGTATGGATATGCTACAAACTTTTGCAGACACTGCATCTGTTTCAGTTGACCAACTAGGTACATTTGAAGCACTTGTAAGAATGGTACAAAGGTCTGCATCAGGCGGTATGGGCTTAGAAGAATTAAATATGATCTCTGATAGAGGTATAGATGTTCTTGGTATTCTCAGCGACAAACTAAATCTAGGAAAAGATGACATAGCAGAATTTGGTAAAACTGCAGAGGGTGCTGCAGAAATGGTGCAAGCACTTATTGCAGGACTAAATGAAAAGTTTGGTGGTGCTATGGAATCTAAAATGGATAATCTAAGTACTAAAACATCAAACATGGTTATTGCATTTAAACAGTTGGGAGATGAATTATTCAAAAGTGGTTTGGGAGATTTTCTTAAAAATATGGCTGATAGGTTGACACAACTTGCAAACGCCATAACAAAAGCTGTAAGAGCTGCAGGTGGTAGAGCAACAGTTGCAGATGTTACTGGGGAAAGTGATACTAAGGCACAACAAAAAAAATTAGAAATATTAATTGCAGGGCAAGAAGCTAAATTACGAAAAGCCCGAGCAGCTATTGCTGCAGGTTTTGGTGGTCAAGTTTTGGCAGATGAAAGAGAAGCATTAGCAATGATAGAAAAATTAGAATTAATGCTTGCACAAGTAAATGAATCTATAGCTGCTAGTGCGACTAAAGTAGTGAAAGACGGAGTTGCACCAGAAATGGTTGAGTTCTTAGCAACATTTAAAAAATTAGCAGATGACGCTAAAGACCCAATAGAAGAAATCAATAATCAACTTACATTGTTAGAGCAGATAGCAGAGGATCCCAAGCTACTAGAATATTTTGGAACTACAAATGAAGAATTGGCTGAAATAGAAAAAAACTTAATAGCAATGAGAGATGAAACAGAAGAAGTTGCAGAAACACTTGGAACTGTTTTACAGCAATCAATATCTAATGCTGCACATGCTTTTACAAATGATTTTGTGAACGCACTTATGGAAGGAGAAAGCGCATTAGAATCATTTAAAGATTTTGCCAAAAAAATTACAAGTCAAATTATATCTACATTTTTACAATTAATGGTTGTAAATAAAATACTAAATGCAATATTTGGCGCAGGCACATTTACAACAGCAAGTTTTACAGGTGACGGCATACAAGTAACACCCGCAAATAATGCAGGTGGCGGACACTATTCGCAAGGTAGAGCAATGCTTGTTGGAGAAAGGGGTCCAGAGTTAATGATTCCTAATACAAGCGGCAGGATTATGAATAACATGAATACTAGAGCCGCATTAAGTGGCGGTGGTGGTGTAACAGTCGTACAAAACAATAATTTTGCATTAGGTGTAGGCGCAACTGCAAGAGCAGAAGTACAAAAGCTATTACCACAAATTGCAGAAACTTCTAAAATGGCAGTCTTTGAGGCCGCAGCAAGAGGTGGAGCATATAGAAAAGGTTTATTAGGTGGAACATGACAACAAGCACAAATAACATAGTAACAATGCCAAGCAGTCCAAACTTCTCAACAAGTGATTGGACATTAATAAGAACAATAGGACTTACAATCAGTCCGTTTAGTGGACAACAAAAAACTCAAGAGTTTGCAAACACATATTGGGCAGCACAACTTACATTGCCGCCAATGAAAAGATCTCAAGCTGCGTTGTGGCAATCATTCTTAGTAAACTGTAAAGGTCCAGTAAATTCTTTTCAGCTAGGCGACCCTGATTCAAAAACAAATCAAGGTACTTACGGACAAACACATTTCACTGCAGCGCGTAGAGTGAATGATACAAGTGAAACTTTATCTTTTAGCGGTAGCACAATAACTGCAGGTTCAGCTATTTTTGGTTCTCTTATAGCAGGTGACTTTATACATGTTACAGGCGCAACAAATGAGGAAAACAACGGCACTCACAAAGTATCTTCTATAACTAATAATACAACTGTCGTAACAACAACGACATTTACTACTGAATCTAACACCGCGAGCTGCACTGTAAGGCAAAATGTGGCAGGTGCAACAGGTTTAGCTTTAAATGCCGTGAGCAGCGACACAGGCACGCTGAAGGCAGGTGATTACTTAGGTTTACTAAGTGGCAATAGCACATCGCATCAGCCGTTTCAATTGTTAATGGTTACAGAGGACGCAGTGCGAAGTGGTACAAGTTATGCTGTACATACAGAGCCAAGATTAAGAAAAGATTTAACAGACGGATATTTCGTAATGTTCCAAAACCCAAAAGGACTTTTTAGATTAGAAAATAAAGAAGTAAGTTGGAATGCGAATGCTGTGTCAACATATGGCATATCTTTAAGTGTTGTTGAGGATATTGCAGCGAGTAATACATAATGGCCTCAAGAAGTGGCATTGATTCAAATATTACAAATAGGCTTGGTGCTGACCAACAAATATTATTTTTTGCCGTAAAAGCACAATTTGATTCAGACACAATAAGACTATGGACAGGTATAGATGATATAACTGTAGACGGAGAAACTTATACAGGAGCAGGCTCTTTGCTTGGTGTAGGCGACATAGAAGATACAATGGAAGTAAAATCTACTAACTGCACATTTACATTGTCTGGTATGGATAAAACTGTTTTAGATCTCGCATTATCAGAAGATATACAAAACAGAAAGATAACTATGTTTATGGGTTATCTTAGCGGTGGCGGAAATGTTAGCGCAGGAGAAATAGTTTTGTTTAGCGGTAGAATGACAAACTTAACGATTAGTGATGATACTAACGGAATGACTGTAGCTATAAATGCAGAAAATAGATTGGTTGATTTAAACAGACCATGCAATCTTAGATATACACAACAATCACAACAAATAATATCAAGCGGCGATACTGGATTTAAGTATGTTGTAGCAATACAAGACAAACCCGTTGAATGGGGTAAGCCAACAAATACTGGCACTGGTGGTGGCGGCGGCGGTGGCGGTACTGTTCGTAGGGTAAAAACGCGTTAAAATGAAAAAACAAGAAAACTGGATGTCAAAGTTTTTTGATTTTACACATCAAAATTATTATGAACCTTTTATATGGGGAAAGTGGGATTGCTGCATGTTTAGTGATGCTTGTATAAAAGAAATGACAGGAGAAAATTTAATACCAAAAGAATTAAAATGGACAGATGAAAAATCTGCAATGAAAGCTATAAAAGATTATGGCGGTACGCTGAGTAAATCAATTAATAAAGCAGCAAAAGCTAAAAAATTAAAACCAATAAAACCAACATTTTTACAATGCGGAGATCTTGTTATATGGAAAGAAGAAAGTGAAATGTGCGGCATGTTTGACGGACAAGCAATTTTGTGTCCAAGCGAAAATGGTATAGAAGTAAAGCCAACAAGTCTTGCAATCAAAGGGTGGCGCATAGATGGGTAAGGCTATAAAACAAGCTATCATAGCTGCTGTTGTTGTTTTCGCAGTAGTATCTATACCATTTGTCGGCGGTTCATTAGGAACTATTTTTACTGCTACCTCAGCGCTTGGTGGTTTGTCAATTGCTTTACAGTACGCAATCATGACATTTGCAACTACTCTAATATCAAGTGGTATTGGACAGATGACATCAAAAGGCATTGAGGCAAACCAAGCAAATTTCGGAACAAAGGCATCAACAAGAGGTTCTTTAAATCCAAGACAAATAATTTATGGTGAAACAAAAGTTGGCTCAACAATAACTTTTCTAAGAACAACAGGTACAGATAATTCTAGGCTGTCTATGTATCTTGTGTTTTCAGGACATGAGATAGAAAGTTTTGAACAAATATTTTTTAATGATGTAGCTGTAACAACATCAACCTCATCTTTATCTGGTGCAGGTAGTGATAATCAAATATTCACTGTAACTGATTCTGATTTTACAAACACGGATAATGATGAGTCTTTTGGTAGCGGAAGGCTTGCTAGATTTACTCTTGGTGACGGCTCACAAACAACGCATGACGCACTTGCGAGATCTACTCATGGTTCAACAGTTATAGATAACAATTTTAAATTACAGGGTTGTGCATATATGTATGTAGAATTAATTTATGATGCAGAAAAAATGCCACAACTACCAAAGATAACTGCAAAGATAAGAGGTAAAAAATTGTATGACCCAAGATTGGATTCAACTGTAGGCGGTAGTGGTTCACATAGACTTACTGATGCATCAACTCATGCTTGGTCAGATAATCCTGCACTTTGTATATTAGATTTTTTAAGTGATACAACATATGGAATCAAAGCAACTGCTGATGAACTAAACTTGTCAGCAAATGCAGGTGGTTTTATGTCAGCAGCAAACACTTGTGAGCAATCTGTATCTGGTATAGGTGGTATAACGCAGGAGAGATATACAGCTAATGGATTTACAAACATGGGTGCTGACGGCACTGGTATCATAGAAGGCTTGCTTAGTAGTTGCGGCGGTAAAATGACATTTACAAATGGTAAATTTAATGTCTTTGTAGCAGCAGCACAAACACCATCATTGACTATTACAGATGATGAAATTTTAAGTCCTGTCAGTGTTACAAAAAATACACAATCAAACGAATTATTTAATTCTGTAAAAGCAATTTATGTTGATAAAGAGAACCAGTATACGGCAACAGATACACCAGAGCTTACAAATAGCACTTTTGTATCAGAAGATGTCCCTACGGGCGAATCTAACGCCAACTATTTAAAAAGAATGGAAGTACAGCTACCTTATACCCAGACTACACAAATGGCGCAGAGATTGGCTAAAATAGCTTTGCAGCATCAACGAAAAACATTACAAGCAAGTTTCTTAACAACAACAAAATATCTAAGACTGCAGCCGTGTGATTTTGTTTACATAACAAATGATAGATTAAGTTGGTCAGCAAAAATGTTTGAAGTTATAAGTACACAACTTGAGTTTGTGGAACAAGATGAAGTACCAGTTGTAGTTACAAGACTTGTTGTGAAAGAAATTGACGCTGCAACATATGACTTTGTATCTAATGATTATGTAACACCAGTAACACAAGGACCAATATCAGAAGTGCCTTCAAAAGCATATGAAATGTCGCAGCCTAGTAGCCTTGCATTATCACAAGTGCTTACAATAGATGGCACAACATCAAAGATAAATATAAAAGCATCTTGGACAAACAGCACATCTCCATACTTATTTGGTACAGAAGTGTCATACAAACTTTCATCTGATTCTGTTTATCAAGCTATAAATGTTGGTGCAGGCACAAGTCAAGCATTTATACCAAATGTGACAGTAGGACAAACTTACAATGTAAGAGTAAGACATTTCTCTGATCAAATGGTTTTTTCTGCTTATACAAGCAATGTCAATATAACAATTGCAGCACAATCATCTGCACCAAGCGACCCAACAAATTTATCTGCAAGCACGGGCAAGCCTTTTAATATCATTGTTAGTTATACAAATCCAAACAACAGCGATCTCAAAGCAGTAAAGATTTACAGAAAAACTTCTAATAGTACGCCAACAAGTGATAGTGACGGATTAATAAATACTCAATATGGTTCACCAAACACTATATCAACTTTTGTTGATGGCAAAGCAAGTGGTCTAACAGCAGGTGTTACTTATTATTATTGGGTCAGAGCAGTTAATCATTCTGATGTGCACTCAAATTTTGTAGGTTCTCAGCAAGGTAATTTTACAAATGCTGATACTACAG